GCCTCGCCGGAAAGGCGGCGTCGATGGTCCGCCCACTGCGAGACGGTCCACTTGGGAGGCGGTGCGAGCGTTTTCGCCACGCAAGCCGCCAGCTCCCAGACGGCCAGCGTTTGCTCGGTCATGGCGTGTCGTCGTCGAGGTCGTCCGGGCTGGAGGTTGGAACCTCGCGTCGAAGCTGTCGGGCGTGAATCTCGGCGGCGGGATAGTTCGCAAGCTCCGAAAGCGCCTCGTGCATTGCGTCCGTGAGGATCGCCTTGCACTTGTTCGGGTCGTCGCTGTTGGCGACAAGCGGCGCGGTCTGCGTCGGGAGCGCCAAACAACGCGCCCGGAAAGTCGCCATCATTTGATTCATGACCTCCGCGACGGTCTCCGCGTCGTGCGACTTGCCTTTGATGAGCTTGGCCTCCTCCTCCGCCTTGTCGGCCCGTGCTGCGTATAGGCGCGCCCGGTGTGCCTCGTAGTTTCCGCCCTCGGCTGCATCGCCCCCGGAGCGCCCTGCGGCGCGGTCCTGCAAATAGCGGACGTAACCGCGCACGGAGCCCCAGAGGTCGTAACGCCCCCGCTCGCCTTTGATGACCACGCCCAATTTCGCAAGCTGCTGGACCCTCATGTCCGTGAGGTTGAAAAGGCGCGCCAGCGTGGCGACCGGGACCGTGGGTGAAGCTGTGTCGTTGGGCATGTTAGGTTTTGCTTTTGCGCCCTTCACTCGCGGGTCACTATGTAAGTCAGCCCGCTTCCCGGTGGCTGCAGGAGGTCAAGGTCCGGCCTGAATAAGCGGGGCTGCCCGGAAATTGCTGGCTCCCAAGTGGCGAGCGTGTGCTCCTGCGGGATGCGGACGATTTTTCCTTTTGAAATGTCGTCGAGCACCTTGCGGAACAGCCTGAGCCCGAGCGGCGCTAGTTCGCGGGTCCAAAGCTCCCGGGCGTCGTCCCCGGGCCGTATAAAGGCGTGCTCCTGGGCCGCAACGGGGCCTCCGTCCACGGTGTCGTTTAGCCAGTAGACCGTGCCGCCCGTAATCCGCTCGCCAAGCCTCACGGCCCACCGAACCGCATCGCGGCCACGGTGAACCGGCAGAAGGCTCGGGTGGTACCCTATAGCACCAAGCGCGGCCCTCATCCTTGTTTTCCTCCCTACGAAATCGTGAGAATGCGCCGTAACAATTAGGTCAACGCCTTCCGGCATGACTTCGTGCGTCAGCGTCCCCGCTTGGATTATCGGCAGGCGCGCTTGTGCCGCCGCAAAGTGCAACCTGTCTTCCTCGGCGGTTCCCTGGCCGGTTGTCGGAGCGCACACTGCGGCCACGTTGTGTCCGAGTTCGCCCAGCAACTGAAGAACGCTGCGGCCAAAACGTTTTTGCCCGGAAAGAAGGACGTTCAGTTTTTTCATGGTAGGGCCGGGCCGACGTACTTAAACCCCTGAATCGCTCGGAAGTGTCCCCCGTAACCTGTTCCCGCTACCGCGTTGCCACTTTTGTTAATAGACTTGGCGCTGGCTTTTTTATTTCCTCCAAACAGCGCCGCGCTCACTTGTTTCCAGTCCCGAGACCGTTTTAGGAACTGGCAAAGCTGCGGGTGTGACGTGTGAAAATAGGTCGGAAACTTCTTTCCGCACCTGCCTTTCCCGGACCTGTGGTAAGCGCAGACCCAGTTCAAAAATCTCGTCCCTACCCCGGCACCCTGCCATTCCGGCATAACGACGAGCCTCGTGCCGCGGTACGCCTTTGTGTTAAAACGTGGGGAAACAGCAAGGTGCGCCACAAGCTCCCCCCCGACAGTTCCTATGTAGTACTCAGCAGCGATAGGCATTGGAAGATCTAGATAGTAATGCGGCTTAAAGTGCTTCCAGTAACTGGCGTCGACCTTCCAGATTTCCAAGTCAATGGCCGGTCGCCGCCACAGACTTTCGCTTTTTTTTTTAGCCCGCCCCCGCCCGTGTCAAAAACCCAGTCGGGTTCGATCCAGTCCAGTATATCGTAGTGGCACGAAAGGAGGACCGTTTTCTTGCCGTTGAGACGACGCCACGATTTTGAAAAGGCCAAAGCGCCGATTTTTGCAATCTGCCTGTCTATCACGGACGTGAACTCGTCAACCACGAGCATTTCCGGCGCGCCGCATAAAGCGCGGGCCAAACCTGCGCGAAACTGTTGCCCGTTGCTCAAAGCGTGAAAAGGGCGGAGCCACGCGGGGACGTCTCCTAGCCCGACCGCCGCAAGAGCGCCCGTCACGGCGTTAAAATCCCCCCCAGGGGCGATGGCATCAATAATAGGGGCGTCGGACGGCCACCCCTCGTAAAGGTCGGTGATGCCGCTGCCAAGGCTGCGGCCAATGCTGCTCTTGCCGGTCCCGCTAGGGCCGACGACAACCCCGATTTGCCAGTCTTCGTGCGGCCCTGGAATTTCTGCGTCGAGCGAAAACGTGTCGCCGCGCTCCGGGTTGAACAACGATTTCACGCGCTCCGCCCGGTAGGTCGTGAAATTTTCGCACGCGTTTCTGATTTTGATTTTCATACGCAGACAACTTTGCAAGTCAGCCCCTCGGCGGTGAGCCTTTCAAAAATTTCTTTTTGCTGTTCCTCGCCACGGCAAATAACCGTGACGGCATACTGCTCCGCAAATTGCCCGGAATCCTCCTGGTTTTCACCCGCAGAATCAGCATTCAAAAGCGCCGCAATCTCCTCCCCCGAGAACCCGACAAGGCCGAGGTCGAAGCCGTCTTCCTCAAGGCCTTTGAGTTCCACCCGCAAAAGCTCCTCGTCCCACCCTGCGTTCAGGGCCAGCTTGTTGTCTGCGATGACGTAGGCCCGTTTTTGCGTCTCGCTCAGGTGCCCGAGGCGGATGCACGGGACTTCTTCGAGGTCGAGCTTGCGCGCTGCGAGAATCCGCCCGTGCCCGGCGATGATGTCGTTTTCCTCCCCGATCAAAACCGGGTTTGTGAATCCGAACTCCCGGATAGAGGCGGCAATCTGAGCGACCTGGGCGTCGGAATGGGTGCGGCTGTTGCGTGCGTAGGGTATCAGTCGCTCGGTAGGAACGTGTTCAATTTGCGGCTTCATCGAAAACAAAATGCGGTTTTTTGGTCTGTCGCTAGAGCCCCCCAGCGAGTTTTTGCGCCCCCTCACCCCCGCCCCCCTCGGAAGTACCTTTAGGGGGGTCCTCTTCCCCCTGGTCGTCGGCGTCGGGATGGAGGCGAGGCCGTAGCTTTCGCCGGGCTCGCTCGTCCCGGTCGTGCTCGGGGTTGGCATCGCGGAGCGCCTGCATCCTCTGGCGGGTGCGGCGTCGGTTGCGCTCGGCTCGCTGGAAGTCGAGGATCCGCACAACGTTTTGACGGCTCATGCGGAAGGTCTCGGCAATTTCGGTGATGCCCGAGCCTGATGCATGGGCGGCCCGGATAGCCTCGTCGCGCTCGGCTTGGTGGACGTGGTAGCAAGACGCAAGAGGGAGGAGCGACCCCCGGAAGGCCGCTTGGAGCGCCCGGGCGTGTCGCTCCCCCACTTCTCGCGTCACCCAATGATCAGCGGGAAACGGGCTGCTTGGCACGTAAAGGTGACGGTATTGGCACTTGCCAGCAAGGCGGAGGGTCGCCTCGCGTCCTATGACCTCAGCGACTACTTGAGCGGTGGGAGGAAGTGGAATCGGCATTTCCTTTGCTCGTTCCTAGTGTCCGTTTTTTCTCTGTGTCGAGTTCCGTCTTGACAGGGTTTGCTACCCTAAAGACAGAGCCGCCGCTTATTCCTCCCCCTCGGATGATCCCGAAACGGTTTTCGGGATGATGCCGCCCTCCTTCTGAATCAGCGGGCGTGCGTCGAAAACGTGCGCGCTCGGACGGGGCGTGTTCCAGAAAGCGCCGACGCGAAGGTCTTCGCAAATCCACTGCAACGGCTCCAGAGAGTCGAAAATCTGATCCCCGAGCGTCGTATCTTGGAAGATGTCGGGCGGTGGCCCTGAATGTCCTTTCGGGACTTTCAGCGTGATGACGGCGGAATCCTCGCGGATGATTTCCACGCTGATGAGGTCGAAATCGTCGGCGTCTCGGTCACTCATTGCGCGCCCCCTTCCTCAAGAATCTTTTCGATTGCGGCGCACAGGTAAGCGGCGGCGTCAGCGAGGGATTCCAGCTCGGTTTTCGAGGGCTTGAATCCGGGCTTAAACGGCCAAAGCTTTTTGGCGGTCGTGACGTTTTGCCCGTGGCGTGTCATGGCGTGGCAGATTGCGGCGTCTGCAAGGTTGCTGCTCCGCTCGGTCCTGTGAACCTCTAGGCGCTCGCGGGCGAGCCAGATTTCTTCTATTGCTTCGGAGGTCATTTGCGCTGGATTTCGTAGGTCATGGAAACGGTGATTTTGACGGGCTCGCTGTCTTCGCGTCCCTCCTCCAGCTCCTCCGCGACGTAAGCCAGGATGGCGTCTTGCTGAGCTTCGAGGCTCTTCCTGAGTTGGCCTGTCATGTCGTGCGCTATTTTGCGCACTAGGGAATGTCGGATCATGGGTTAGGGTGGTTGGTTTCGGCGGATTAAAAAGGAATGTCGTCCATGTCCTCGGTGTCCATCGGCGCGGGCCGTGGCGCGGGGTTTGGCCTCCTGCGCTCTTCGTTGTCGGGGCGCGGCGCGGACGATTGCCCGCCTTGGCGGTTGTCGTTCCCCCCGACAAACTCGAAACGCTCGACGCGCACCTTCGTTTTCTCGCGCTTCTTCCCGGTCTCCTTGTCCTCCCACGTCTCCTGGGTGAGTTCGCCTTCGATCAGGATCGGCTTTCCCTTCGAGAAATACTTGGCGAGGTTTTCGGCGGTTGAGCCGAACGCGCTGCACCCGAAAAAGGACGTGCGCTCTTGTCTCTGTCCGCTGTCGTCCTTCCACGTTTTATTCACGGCAAGGGAAAGCTCGCAAACGGCGGTCCCCCTCGGGAGGTGTTTAAGCTCGGGGTCCCTGGTTAGGTTCCCCATAAGAATCACTTTGTTGAAGCTGGGCATGTTGGTTT